CAAACGTACTTAATAACGTTGCCTTGAAAAAATGATAAATCATTTTTAGAAATAAACTCATAAGGTTGAATAGGAAACTTTGTATAGTGATTCCCGCCTACCTGAGTGTATTGTGGAAATGATTCTTTAAATATATCTTCTGCTGTCATAGTGGATATCCCTTTCGTTCTATTTTTGCTCTCATTAAATATAAATTTCTTTTTGCTCTCGTGCAACCTACATACCATACTCTGTGCTCTTCGTCACGCTTTATTACACTTTTAGTAACAGCTTCTCTTATCTTTTTAGCATTGTCTAATACTAAAATTACGTTCTCACATTCACCTCCTTTTGCAGCGTGAATAGTTGAGACTTTGATTCGCGCATCATCACTTAATCTTTCTTTATTTGACAACATTAATCTTATGTAAATTTTGTCATCAGCTGGTGCATTATCAAAACATTCAAACCATTTTAAATCTTTTTTAAGTTCTCTGTTACCCATGTATTCTTTAATATCTTCTAGTGCAGTGTCCGATATTTCTTCACCATTTAACCATTTACTATGATTGATAATTGCTTTGTAAAGTTTTGTATTGTAACTTTTTTGATGTCTATTTTCATAATACAAACCTTTTACTTTTAAAAGATCACATACTTCTTTAGCTCTAGATAAAGTTCTAGTTAAGATTAACCAGTTGTCCTGGTGAATATCTACATTCTCTAAACTATTGATTTTACTACACAATCCTTCTTCATCTCTTGGTAAATAATTTTTAGTTGCTCTAAGTCCTGCAATTCGTGCAGTAATAATTTCTGACACATCTTGTACTGCTCTTGGAATCCTTCGAGATTTTGACAATACTTTTTCTGTAGCAGGTTCTTGAATGAATCTATCTACATCTGCTCCGGCCCAGCCATAAATTGCTTGGTCATCGTCACCAGCTAAATAAATATTTTTTGATTTAGATTTTAATATGTCATACAGTTTCCATTGTATGGGCGATAGATCCTGGGCTTCATCAATAAAGACTACATCAAAGTTTGGAACTTTGTTTGGTTGTTGTACAATGTCATGAATCATATCTGTAAAGTCTACTAAGTTATTTATGTCTGGATGTTTGTAGTGATTGTAGTTTGCTTCAATGTGTTTTAATAAATCTGGTTTTACATTTGTTGAATGTTCTCCTGTGCAATACTCATCCCATACTGGAATATCTTTTTCTTTTGCTTTTAAAATAATTTGAAAGTATTCATTATCACAAGTTAGGTAAGGTGAAGCGTCAGCATCTTTTTTAGCATTGACTCTTATACTTAATTCTTTTCCAAGATCATTGTAATGATAATCTTGCATAACGTTTTCTTCTCTTAGTCCCAAACTATGAAAAGCTAGAGAGTGTAGTGTTTGAAAATATCTAAGTTGTTTCTTTTTATATTCAGGATTTTTCTTAAGCATTCTATCTCTTGCTTCATGAGCTGCCTTACGAGTAAATGCAAAGTAACCTATTTTATTTACTGGAGTACCAACTCTTATGTAGGCCATGGCTCTTCTAATTAATTTTTCTGTTTTCCCTGTACCTGGAGGGCCATATATTTTTGTAACCTTTGTCATTAAAGAATATCTTTTTTACTCTTCATTGGTAAAATCTCTATTTCATTTTCTTCTTTCGTAAAATTACTCATAGGAATTTTTACACATCTTACAGGGTTGTTTGATTTTTTTTGTGTTGGTTTTTTAGGATATCTTTTACCATGTCCTAGTTCCGCTTTAAAAAAATCTATTAACATTTGTCCTGTCTTATCTATTTTATTTTTCCATTCTTTGTTTTTTAAAAAATTATAAAATGGATCGTATACAAAATAAGCATAACCATCCGTATCAATTAATGTACTACCACTTCTAAAGGCAGCATCACTTACAGCTGGAACACCATAAACATAATCTTCTAAGTGTTTATGTAATATTTCTTTTGGTGATGTACCTGGAGGAGCTTTTTCTATTTTCATTCCTTGCCATAGATTATCTAAAATTGTTTGCATGTCATCGTCTTTTATTCGTGGTGGTGGAACAGGAGTGTGAGCACCTATTAAACGTCTAAGTTTTTCTTGGTCCATCATATAATTAACATCTTTTGCAATTATCTGCTGCGTAGTCTCACCTTCAACCTTGTCATTATAGTGTACAGTAAATCTAAATTCTGGATCTGGTACATGATTTATTTTAATTAATGCAGATAATGTCGGAAACCTTTTTACTTTGTCAGACGCTACACCAAATTTTCTTTTTAAACATTCTGATTTAACACACATACTATTAATAGGCTCTTCTGAACAAGTATGTCCTGCAGTATCTTTTTTGTAAGCTTTAATTTTTTGTTTTACTTTTTCATCACCCCATATGTTATCGTAGACAATATAATTTCTTGCACCTTCTAAAAGTTTTTCTTCCCAATTGTCAGGGTATTTCTTTTTAGCAAACACCATGTAGTTATAGATAAATCTATCTCTATAATCATCTAGTTTAGATTTTGATAATCTTTGTAGACATACAGGACCATCTATAAATTCATCTGCACCACCAGTAAGTTCTAGTTTAATTAATTCATCTGCAAATTCTTCTAGTTCTTCTTTTGTTTTTGTGTTAGCCTCGACGACTTTTATAAATTGCTCAAAGGTAAACTCTGTACCATCTAGATTCACACCCACTCTTTCATTACGATTGTAATAAGGTAAATTAATAAAGTTACCATTGATTGGTTTTTGATCGGAGCCTATACCAAGTTGTGTTTGTTTTGGAAATATTTCTGTTGATGCTTTTAAATCAAATGTAAATAATAACTTATCTAAAAAGTTTCTGACAAAACTTGCTTTAACAGGTTCTTTAAAGAATACATAAATATGTAGTCCACCACTTTTAGATTTAACAGGGACTACTGGAATATTTTTCTTATCAATAATTTCTAAATACTTTCTTAAATCAAAGTTGTCATATTCATCTGAGTCGATATCAATTGCTCCAAACTTTGCGAGTCCTTCATCATTACAGGGTTGGATACCGATAGATTTTTTACCTGTGAGATGATCTAAATAATCAGACTCTAATAATTCTTTAGCTGCCCAGCCATATTTTAATTTCAGTTTACCTGTAGCAGGATCTTTGTAAGCAGAGTTAATATCTGCGTAGCCATAGTCTCTTTTAAGACCTGTAAATATTTCTATAAATTTGTTTTCCATCTTTCCTCTTTAGTAGGGGTGACTCTACTCTCGCTTCGCCACCCCTGTTGCAACCATTCCCGGAGGGGAATTTTTAGTAGTGAGCTGCTCCATCTGAAGACTTCGCAGTATCTTCCTCACCATGTTTAACTTGAACATCTCCTTTAGAAATGCTTTCAGAAAAACTTCTGGCTTGTTGATACATTGCTGCATCTTCGATTGGACCTATCTTACTCACTTCCCAACCAAACCATGTACCTTTGTCGTTAGACTGTTGCACAGTTTTTAGCTGATAAAGATGGCTAAAAGATGCTGGTGTAAACATACCGTTCTTACCTTGCATCTTAATACTTTGCATCATGCTATTCCATTTTTTACTAATTTTTAATTGAGTAGATTTCATAGCAATCAACGCAGTGGTTGGTGAAGCACTGTTGACTAATACAAAATGCTGCGCAGTCTTTTCGATATAATTACCGTTCGGAAGTCTATCTTTAAAGTTTGCATCTCTAGTTGTTTTAGTCAGGATGTCACTTGATGAAGGATAGATATTAACTGGCGCACCAGACCCATCTTTTCCTCTATCTTTCCACTCGACATACTCGAGTTTGTAGTAACATGGAATCACTGGGACTCCTTGTTCACCATTGAAGAGTTCGCCTGTTACTGAATTATAAATCATTCCAGGTTCAGCACCTTCAACATACTTACCGTCTCTCTTGTTTACTTCAGGAGATAACTGTCCAAGTATTTTAAGGAAGGGTAATGCAAGATCATCTTGTCCTACCGCTCCAGTCTGCACATTTGCATCTGCTTCAAACACTACATTTGTAGCCAATGCATTTTCCTTCTTTATTGTTGGTTCTTTGTTCATGTTTCTATTTCCTTGTTATTTTGGTTCTGTTTCCTGCGAACACATTAAATAGATCCGTGGGCATCTCTTTCCCAGCCTCGAGACGCTCACGAACCAATGCTTTAAGTGTCATAGGCTCAACCTTTAACTTCTGGGAAGGTTGATATCCATGACCTTGTGCAAGGACAGCATATTCTGCAGCCTTGTTATCTTCGTTACGACCAAAGGAAACGGTGATCTCATTTTTAATAAGATCCCCCAAGTCATTTTTACGAAGCCAGTTAAATGCTTCTTCCTGTTTTGCTTTAGGAATTGAAGCACCATAGACGGGTTTGACTTCTACGCCAGCCCCATCTGATAAACTAAATTTTGATATGTTCATTTCTGTCATCATCGTAGGTATAACCTCACCAGATAAAACGTCCATATCGTTTTTTAGTTTTTTTAATTCTTCTTCTTTTGCAGCGAACTTATCTTCCATAGTCCTTAACTTAATAACCTGTTCTGATAGTTCTTTCATGTCATTCGTGTTTGCTAACGAATCGACTTTGTCTTCTTCTAAGTTTATACTCATGTCTTTTTACCTTTCGTAGTAGTTAATGATGCTGTTAATATAATGTCATAATATCCTATGTCAAGTTTATTCTTCAATCTTTCCTTGTTCATATAAATTTATTTCTATTGGGTAATAAGTTTTTTCTTGTCTGTCCCATTTTAGTAAATTAAATTTTCCCCCAGTTTTATCTGCCACAATTGAACAAGCTACACCTATGATTGCAGGGTCACCTGTAAGTAGTAAATAGTCATCGGGGGTATATTTATCTAACAGTTTTCTTAGTTTAAAAATTAAGGGCCCTGGAGACAATATAATTTGTGAATGTTCTGGTAATAAAGTTTTTAGTGTGCCAAACTTTTGAGCTCCCATAATATTAAATTTAGGAGTTCCTATTTTGGTTCCTGGTAATTCTTGTATAATATAAACTGTGTTCATAACTTTCCTATTGACACCTCTTATAAGGTTATGCTATCACTGTCAATAGAAAGAAGAAATATTATGGACTATAAATTTAAAACGAAGCCTTATGAGCATCAATTATCTGCGTTAAAAAAATCGTGGAATAAAGAAAACTTTGCGTACTTTATGGAGATGGGTACGGGTAAATCTAAAGTGTTAATAGATAATGTATCTATGCTTTATGACAAAGGTAAAATTAACGGACTCCTTTTAATTGCACCTAAAGGTGTTTATAAAAACTGGTTCGACTCAGAGATACCTACGCATATGGTGGACCACATAGATAAAAAAATGGTGTTGTGGCAAGCCAATATAAATAAAGGACAACAATTAAAGTTGGATACTTTATTCGAAACAGGTGAAGATCTACATATTTTAATTATGAACGTAGATGCTTTCAGTACAGAAAAAGGTGTAGAGTTTGCAGCTAAGTTTTTAAGATGTCATAGAACACTAATGGCAATTGATGAATCTACTACAATTAAAAATCCTGATGCTAAAAGATCTAAAAATATTTGTTCACTAGGTAGACATGCAAAGTACAGAAGAATCTTAACTGGATCTCCTATTACAAAGTCTCCGTTGGATTTATACAAGCAATGTGAGTTTTTAGATGAAGGGTTATTAGACTTTACTTCTTATCTTGCATTTAGAACAAGGTACGCAATCATGAGTACCATGAGACTGCCTACACACAATGCACAGATAGTGGTTGGTTATAAAAATTTAGCTGAACTATCTGAAAAAATAACTACGTTCTCTGATCGTGTATTGAAAGAAGATTGTTTAGATCTTCCAGATTATACTTATCAAAAAAGAATTATTCAATTAAGTAAAGAACAACAAAAACTTTACGATCAAATGAAACAAGTAGCGCTTGCTCAAATGGATGGTAAGTTGATGACTACTTCAACTGCATTGGTGCAGCTGATGAGACTGCAACAAATTACTTGTGGTCACTTCAAGGCAGACGATGATACTTTAAAGATAATTAAGAATGAAAGAATTCCTGCTTTGATGAACATATTAGAAGAGGTAGAGGGTAAAGCTATTATCTGGGCCCATTGGAGACATGACATACAATCAATCGTTACAGCTATTGAAAAAGTATATCCGGGTTCCGTGATGACTTATTATGGATCCACTTCTACTGAAGACAGAGCCAAAGCTATTAAAGAAATACAGGACCCTGAATCTAAAGTTAGATTCTTAGTAGGTACACCTCAAACCGGTGGTTATGGTATTACACTTACTGAAGCTAATGTTATGATTTATTATTCTAACGGTTATGATCTTGAGAAACGTACTCAAAGTGAAGCTAGAATAAATCGTATAGGTCAGACTAGAAAGATGACTTACATTGATATTATAGCTGAGAAAACTGTAGATGAACGTATTGTAAAAGCTTTACGTAAAAAAATTAATATAGCTAGTGAAGTTATGGGAGAAGAATTAAAAGAATGGATATAATTATATTATATGACGGTTTATATCACCTGGTTCCTGTAACTGAATCAGTACCGGATTGTTTTGACTATTGCGATACGTATAAAGAACAACTTGCTACTTATTTAGACCAAATAAATAAATGGGTTATGAAAGATGATGGTGGTTTTTTTTATGGATGTATCTGTAACTAAATATCTTGTAGCCCAGTTTCACGATTAAGAAATTTGTATTCTATTTTCTCTATGTCAAAATCTTGTTTTATTTTGTTACAAATATTTTCTACATTTAATTCACCACAAGAATAAACATCAAACTGCATTAACGCAGGACTTACCTCATCCCAAATATGCATAGCAATATGTGATGTTTCAATGATTGCAACGGCCGTGATTCCTCGGTTACCTTCCATGTTACAATACTTAACATAAGGACCCATAAATATCTTCATGTTGATAGACCCAACAAAATCTTTCATCCATGTCTTTAATTGATCTTCGTCCTTGGGAGGTTTAATAGCTTCAGCTCGCACAATTAAATGTTTGTGTACCAGTAAACTATTTTTCATTGTATCATGTTAAGAAGTAAAGCAATAATGATTCCTAATGCTCCACCCACTATCATCTTTTCCATTCTGTAAAGTCTTTCTTTAACTTCCTTTATTTGTTCAAAGGTTTGTTTCTGCATAATTCTACAAAGTTTTTCGTGGTCCTCAATTCTTTGTGATGCAGATTTTTTAGTCATTATATTAAATCTTCAATAGATATTAAATCTTCTCCGTAAATAGGATCATCAAAAGTTCCAAAATTAAAATACATATTGCTATCTGGAAGTACAGGAGTTCTATCAACTTGATTTAGCTCTTCCACATTTATTTCTTCTACAGGAGTTGTGTATTGTAATTGCATAATTCCTTGATTATCTCCTCCAGAACGTGCGTTAATTGCATTCTGTCCCATGTTTTCATTACCATAAGCTCCTACTTCTCCAGCCATTCTATCTTTCATGTACTGATTGTAATCTTCAAGTCCATAACCATAACCATATTTACCGGCTACATTTTGTTGAAAAAAATCTTTATTTTTATCAAAACTTAATCCACCTAAAAAATTTCCTGCTGTGTTTATTAAAGTGCTACCTGGAATGTAAGCAGGAATGTTTGATGGTTTATAAGTTTCACCTCGTAAATTAAGGGCATCAATGTAATTATTGTATTGAGTTGAACCTTTTCCAACTTTAGTAAAATCTGGAGCTTTTATTGTACTACCTAATTTAGTAGGAGTATTAAGTCTATATTGTTCTTTAACATCTAAGTTTTTTGCTTTTTTTGGTGTTGTGTTTTTTGCTTTTGTTGTGTTACCGGCATTTTCTCCTTTACCACCAGTTCCACCTTTTCCATCGGTTCCTGTCCCTTCACCTCCGGCTTGTGAACCTTTACCACCTCCTGTAGTTTCACCACCTTTACCTTGGTAGCCACCACCACCAACATGATCTTGACTGCCGCCGCCACCGAATTTAATTCTTTTATCTATTGTCATAATTATACCTTAAATACCTTGTCTACGTAATCTGCTTTTTGTGCAGTGTTCATTCTATTATAGTCAATTCCACCTAAATATCTAGACCCTAAAGTAGCATTAGCCATTACTTGGCCCCCTGTGTTTGTTACTTGTGGAGATACAGCTACGTTTTTTCTAGGATCTGCTTGTAACGAAACTGGAGTTTCTTGTACTTCTTCTATTGCTCTAGTTCTTCTCATTGGAGGAACTTCTCTTGCTTGTTCTACTCCAAAACTTAAAACTTCATTTATAAAAGTTTCAAAATCTTCTACACTAGAATTTAAATCAAAATTTCTCACATCTCTTTGAAGATCTTTCCAAACATCCTGAGCCACATCTAGACCCACTTCAAATTGTAATGCCATATCTAAATCTTGATCCTCTAGTCTTTTTATTAAAGCCTCAGCTCTGTTATTACTGGCTGTTGGTGCTTTAAATTTACCATTCAATAGATTACTTACTTCTGTTTGATTTTTTAAACGTTCATCAAGTGTTTTTCTTAAAATGCTTCTACCTATACCTAAATCTTCTGCGTCTTTAAGAGTTTGCATTAATGATTTCTGAGACTTAAAAGAATTCACAACCCACTCTTTATAAGCCGATACCTTTTGTTCTGCAGAAGTATTTGCACTATAGGCAATACTATTAAATTTACGTCCTATTTCTTGTTTATCTTTTCCAAATGAAGTGATTACAAAAGGCATACTTTGTAAAGGTTTAACTTCTTGGACCCTAACCCCCGACATTAATGCTACCAATTCATTTGCCATATCTCTTTGACTGCCGTAATCCGTAAACTGACCACTTGCTCCGTTCCAAACTCTTTTAGCAGAAGTAAAACCACCTGGTTCTAACCCACCTATAATATGTTCCATACCTCTGGAAATTTTTACATCTAAAGAATCAGTATCATACCATATTTTTTTACCATTTCTTGTTTCCCCATTTCTAAAAACTAAATCAGCAACTCTTTCTGTACCGATAGACTCAGAGATAAAAGGAGAAAAGAATTCAGGTATTGCTCCAGGAGCTCCTCCATAAGTACCAAATAAACCATTTAATATTTTTTCACTTACATTTTCTTGATTAAGTTCTCCTTTTGCAAAAGAACTAACCAGGGCATTGTAGGGTCTAAGTAAAGAGTCGTAAGGGTTAGAGTAAGAAAAATTAATATATTTAAAATTGCCGTTTTCATCCGGAGCAGTCATTGGAATTAATGTTGCATTCATTTCATATCTTGGAACAAAAGATCGTTTAGCTTTTTCCATTACTTCATCACTTACTCCTGTTACAAATTCTGCTGTCTCAGCCACAATTTTACCCATGCCCCCAAAGGTAGCACTCGCTCCAATTAATCTTCTAGCTCCCATCTGTCTAATATATGGATTAGAACTTGTCAGTTCTCTCGCACCTAGAGATAAAAGATTAGCACTGGTTCTCATAATTTCTGCCGGGAAAGCAACGAAATTACCTAGAGGTAAGTTTCTAATGGACTGAATTATTCTCGGTACTTGACTGTAAGTCGGAATAGTATTTTTCACTAAATAAGCTGAAACTTCTTTCAAAGCTTCGTCTGCTGTTTTTAATTGTCCGGTAATAGCACTTGTGTCTATGTAAGGAGCTTTGGCTACTTCTCTATACCAAGTCTTAACGTTGTCCAATACCGCTTTACTGTTAGCTGCAGGATTACCAAAAGCATCTCTTAATGCACTTTGATAGAATCTATCTGAATAAATTTTCCAAATGTTATCTCCACCTTGATATACATCAACAAATTTTTTAACTGTAGGATTACGCATAAAAGAGTTAAAACTTATTTGTCCTGTAGAAGCTTTTTCTAAAATATTTTTAATCTCATTAACTTGAATACTAGAATCAATAACTCCTCTGGTCACATCATCATCGATCGTTTTATTTAAAGTATCTAAATTGTTTTTAGCTCCTGTAAAAATATCATCAGCAACTAATTTCCAAGCATCTCCTAAAGAACTTCTTGATCCTATCAACCCGCTTGCTAAGGGAAAGAAGGATGCTGTTGTCACGTTTCTAATTTGAGTCATAGGGGAGAAAATAGTTTTTGCAATCTGTCCACCTGCTTTTAACTGCATTAAAGATGAGTACCAAGGGCTGTCAAATAAATTATCAAAGTTTGCTTTAACTCCGTTTAAAGCATTAGTTATTTCGGGAAGAGCAAAATAATCGTTTTTAAATAATGTACTATCAAAGGCAGGATCATTACTCATCATTCCACTTTTACTTTGATCATTAGCAATTCTTCTTAAACGAGTAGGATCTATGCCAGAGTTTAACGCTTTTTGATAAGCTTCATTATCTTTTAAAATATTTCCAAAAATAGTACCGTCTTTTATCCATTCTTTTTCTACAATATCAAAATATTGTTTTTTATAAGTTTGTTTTGAATTCCAAATAATAGAATCTAACATAGAATTACTATAATCTTTAATAGCTACTTCTTGCCCTTTAGGTGTGTTTAAAAATCTTTTTATAGCATCAGGAAATTCTTCACCAGGTCTTAATTTATCTGCATCTTTACCTAACTGCATAGCTACATTTTTAAAAAATACATTAGCGTCTGATCCTGAATTAATTACCGATCTTTTTAACATTTCTAAACGATTTTCAGCATTCTTATTTAAAGCAGCGTCCCATGCTTTTTCTTTATCTGTTAATTTAGGGTTTTTAGAGTTTAATTTTTTCTTTAAAATTTGCATGTTTTTAAAACCTAATCCTTCTAATCCTTCTACCCCCGCTCTCATGTCTTGATTCATCAAAGATTGTTTTTTAATTTCTTGTTTGGCTGCTGTCCCTGTTTTTCCTTTTAAATCAAATTTAAAATCTCTGTTATTGAAAGATGCAAATCTTTGTTTAAAAAAGTTATCTGCATCATCTATCAATAGTTTGGATAGTTCTGCGTAGGATTTGTTTTTAGACTTAGCTAGAAGAGACCCTATTCTAGTATTAGATTCTTTCAAAATACCTTTAAGGTCTTTTGCTTCTTTTTGAACTGCGGAGTTAACTAATTTTAATTTACTTGCTGCTTCTTTGGTACCTTTTGCTGTCAAGTAATCAAAAATTTTATTTTTTTCCATTTGAAGATTGTCTGCAATGTTTCTATACCCTGGTTGTCTAGTGATTTTGTCGTAATAATTAGTTTTAAATTTAGAAACTATATCGTAAAGTTTAGTGTCAATTCGTTCATCTATTTTTGTAAAACTTCTCATCTCTGCTTCTATTTTTCCCGCTACCTTATCACTTTCTAATTTAAGAGTAGGACTCATAATATTAGCAGATTTAAATTCGTTTTTAAAATTATCTAGTTTCTTCATTATTCTTTGTCCAAAGGTCCCACCTTTAGGATCAAAATTTTTCCATTTGCTGGCATCAGGAATACCTAATTTACCGTAAGCGTTATCAAAAAGACTGCCTGTTTTTTTAAGACCCGCGGTTACAAATCCTCCTTGAGTTCCTTCACCTGCTATTTTTTTAGATAAAGGATTCACTACTACATTATCTAATATTCTAAGTGCTGCACCTCCTGCTGGTTTTAATCCATATTTATAGCCAGCTCCCAAAAACTTAGCACCTAACGTTCCAGCTACAGGCAGTAAAGCAAAACCTGCACCTATTGCAGAGCCTTCCGCTCCCATTTTTAATTTTTGTTTTAATTTAGCTGCTGCTAATTCTTCGCCTGTCATGTCATTAAAATTTGGAGCTTCTGTAAGCCCTACCATATCGCTTATGGATGCGTTTTTTGTAGGTATAGATACTGCTATATCTGTAGCTCCCCCCAGTGCTCCCCAGTATCCTGCACGTTTAGCAATCTCTGCACCTTTAGCACCTAGGCTAGGTAGACTTGAAAGTTTCTTAGTTTCATTCATCCCTTTTAACAATTTAACACCGTTTCCTACTTTAGAAGCAACTCCTAGGGGTACTCCAAATTGAACTAAACCTTGAACAATTTTTCCAAGTCCTGTTTCAGCTTCAGTATTAAAAATAGCTGTTTCATCAAAAAATTTATCTATCTTTCCTGTTAAGTCTTTATCCGTCATTATATCAAAAGGTAAAACCCCTAATGTAATCAGACCTTGTAGTGCATCACTGATACCTCCAACTGGAGCTCTTACTATATCAAATAAGTAATCACTTACTCCTGTTTCGCCACTTGTTGTAGTAATATCAGAAGCTTCTTCGAAATCATATTGTGCATTATTTGCAGCAACTATTTCTTGCCAATCAGCCATGATGACTCCTATACTGTTTCAGCAGGCAATATCAAATTTACACCATATTTAATATTGAAAGCGTTAATATCTTCTTGAGTTTTTATATAAGCAAATGCTTGTAAAGCTTCTTCACTATTAGCTAGTAACTGAACAATATCATCTGTTATTTCTTGAGGTAATCTATTTCTTAAATCTGCAAAATCCATTTTAGTTACAGGGGCCATAGGCTCTATGTTATCTGCAGCTACTACTTCTGTTGCTTCCATAGTTGCATCTGGAGTTTTTTCAACAACAGTTTCAGTAATCGTTTCTCCCATTATAGGAGATCCAACAGCTCTTTGAACTCTTCCGCCTTCTGCATAAACAGGAATTTCAAGTCCTGCCGCTGCAGCGTATTGTGCTGCTAGGTCAAGTATTCTTTGAGCTTCCGCTACTTTTAATTTAGCCGCAGCAGTATTTTTACTAGAATAGTTTTTAATATCACTCTGTGCATCTTGGATTTGAACTTGGAATCCTCTGTCTGCTAATTTAAGTAATGCAAACTCTTTATTAACATCTTTATCTTTATTTCCTGGTGCTAAAGATTTCCAAGCTTCAAGCTCTAACTGACTTTTTGATTTTGTATTTTTTGGATCTTTTAATTGACGATTAACAAGATTTTTAACTAAAGTTTCTTCTCTGTTCATTTTATCGCCAGCTAAATCTTTTGCTTTGTAATTTTTGTATGCAGTTAAAATTATAGCTTTTTCTTGTTTCTTCTGTTCTTTTATTTCTTTTAAAGCTAGATCTCCTCCTGCTTCTAGTTTATCCGCAAGGGTACCTGGAGTTCTAATGGCCTTAGCAGCAAGTAAAGCTTTTTCACCTTTACTCATTCCAGTATCTTTTAATAGTTCTTTAAGAATATCTACTTCACCTGTTATGGCATCTTTCATAGAAAGTTCGCCTGTCCCTTCTGAATTTAAATCTATTTTTTCTGTAGGTTTTTCATTTTCTAGTATTATAGAAATTTGATCTTCAGTAACAGTTTCTCCTGTTTTAGTATCTGTGATTCTACCATCATCCATAGTCACAAATCTTCCTTCGGTTACTCCCGAGAACATTCCTTCCATATCATCGTCGTATACATTTACGTCTGCGGATGGAGTGTCTGCTGTTCTTGTTATCTTATTCCCGTCTCTTTGAGCACCTAGGTTCATAAACTCAAAACCTGTTCTATTAGAAAAGAAAGATGAGTCTGGTTTTAAAAAAGGGGAAACAAAATTAGGATCTGTGTATCTTGGTCCTAATACTAATTGAGCAAGACCACTAGGTTGTCCTGAAGCTCTATCAGCTCTTACTTTTTCCATATACTTTTGATAACCTGTATTGTCACCTTGGCCTACACCAAAGTTAGGAAAACCCATTTTAGCTTTTATTCTAGGTGTAAGTTGACCAATACCAGTTGATCCACCTCTTCTAAATGATGGTCTTTTAAAATTCATTAATTTCCTCCAAAAATACTACCTAGACCATAGGCATTTAATCCGGCTGATAATGCTTGTGATAAAGGTCCAACGGATCCTGCTCCGCCAAAAGTTGTTTGTTGTGTTGTTAGGGGTGATCCGCTTACCTGACCAGCTATCCCTGATCCAAAAGCCTGAATTCGATTCATGGGTTCATTGTATTTAAGTTGTGCTTGTTGTTGTTGCGCATCTAGTAAAGCTTGTTCATAAGCTAAGTTTCCTGTACCGGCTGCACCTAATTGTTGTACACCACTTGCGGCTAACGATGGTTGTAATGATGCTAAGTTTCTTGAAAAATCCCCAAGACCTAGTTGTTGATTCGCAAGATTGGATTGTTGTGTGAAAGCTTGATTTGCAAGTTGATTCGCTTGAGTAAAACCTTGACCCAATAGTTTTGCCTGTATCCCAGCTCTGTTTCTAGCTGCATCGGACGCATATTGAGCTTGAGCTACGCCTTCTCTTCCACCTCCAAAAGCTCCAGCAGTAATAGCATTTGCTGCAAGTTGTGGTACACCTTGTGCAGTTTGAGTATCAAACTCTGCAAGAGTTGTATCAATTACTTGTTGTTGATAAGGTGACATAAATTGTTGATAGGCTTGTGGTCCACTTAAACCTGCTGCGCCAGCCAGTGTAGCGCCTGCTTGAGTTTGATATTGTGACGCTTGATCTAAGAAAGGTTGATAACCCGCAACACCTGTACCTTGACCAACACCGGTTACTTGTCCTTGGGGACCAAAAGTTAATTGACCAAGTCCTGCTTGAGTTGCTGCAAGTTGTTGTGCTTGTTGTGTAAAAATATTTTGATCGGCAATTTGTGGTCCAAGTTCCCCTAACGTCGGTACACCACGCGAGCCTGGAGCTCTACCAACTTGTCTAGATAATAAATCTATAAAATTTTTTGAAGAAGCTTCTAAATAAGGTGCTCGTCTTTGTGTTGTTGTATAATTTTCAGCCATTATGCTTTACCTACTTTTTCTGCTTGTTTCATTGTGTTGTATAATTTCTTAGAACCTTCTTCAACGCTGCCATTACCTATACCACGTACAGCATCAGCAGTCATTACAAATTCATTTTTAGATAACATAGCGGGTACATCATCGGCTCTTTCTTTAATACCAACTGGTACAAAACCACCTTCATCTCTGTAGTCTCTCTCAACTACCCCAGCATTATTTTTTCTCATCTTGCCTGTAGGTATATCACTTATACCACCAACTGATTTAAATGTTTTACCTGTCAATTGAAATATCTCTGCTTCAATGTTAGATACATCTTCACCGTTTGCAAGTAAACCATCTCTTAAGATTAATAGTTCTGATACTCTGTTACCACCTTTAACATAACCTATTCTTCCGCCGTCCTTTTGTCCTTCACCAAGACCCATGATAGCAATTTCTTTTAATACTGCTGCATCATCAGGATATTTATTAGGGTTGTTTAAAATTCTATATAGTTGTGGCATTGTAAAAGATCTCTCTGCTCCACCAGATCCACCTAGTCTTCTAAACAAATATGATTTTTCAGGTCTACTAAATGTAATTCCTGCCATCATCATATCTTCTTCATCTTCGTCACCACCTGCTTCAACGTCAATAGTCATGATACCTATTTCTGCATCTTCTGGTTTAGATCCTCTAGCATAGCCTATTCTTCCGCCATTAGCTTTATTTTCTAATTCTTTGTTTGCTAAATATCTTCGAAGAAGTGTTACTGGAGATAAAGTAAAACCATCTGACATACCGAGAAGGTCTTCTGATAATGGAGTGTCTTTTTCAAAAATTTCTTTAATTGAAACGGGGCCATCTTTAGTCATAATAATTTCAGAGTCTTCTTCTGTAATTGGAGATGGGTATAAACCTATTCCAGAAGATTCTTCTTCAGGAGATGGATATAAACCTATTCCAGAAGATTCTTTTTCAGGAGATGGATATAATCCTAATTCCATCATAAGTTTTTCTTTAATCATTTCATTACCACCAGATTCGAATCCTATTCTGCCACCGTTAGCTCTTTTTTCATAGGCATCTCCAGTATAGATTTCTAAAAATTCTTCAAAGCCTCCACTATATAAATCTTTTACAAGAATTTCTTCTCCGGAACTATCTGTTCCATAAACACTATTGTATTCTTCCAAAGCTGCCGATACTATTCCTGGACTATATCCACTTTTAAATCCTATTCTGCCACCGTCTTTTTTACCTTCAAAAAAATTTTCAAAGTTTTTTGCTTGTTCTTTTTGATAAGCATCTACCTCAGCTTGATAAGCAAGATCGTTGTATTCTTGTTCACTTAAATCAACTCCTGCTTCATCTGCCAATGCTTTTGCTTCCATGTATGAGGCGGCGCCAACTATTGCTCCTAATAATACATTT